GCCAGCGAACGCTACGCCGTTGCGCGAATATCGCTGATAAGCTGCGTCAAAATCAACATGATCGGGATAGCCAAAATCTTTATTATGGTCGTGTTTGGCGTTCTGAAAATACCCTGGAAACATTGCGTTGATGCGACGGGCTGCGTTCAAGATGTTCATCGGTTTTTCTTTCGCAGGAATATACCGGCTGATGCGCGCGGGGCCGCCAGCATATCAAACGCACGCGTCGCGGCGTCAATCTGATCTTTGAATTTGCCCATTGGGAACGTCGCAGCTTCGTCCAAGAATTCACCATTCCAATCGCCTGCCACAATGTCCACGTTTCCGGCCTCGACCTGTGCCGCCAGCGGCATTGCGCGCGTTTCTTTGTCGCCCGTTTCAATGCTCATCGTGTAACTGTAACCCATTAACGCATGTTTTAGCAAATGCAAACCCCATGATTTACCAGCAGAGCCCGGGTCTTGCGGAATTGACCCGCGCACGTCCGTTCCGTCAGATGCCGCGGTACTGCCGACCAGCCGCTCAACACCAGCCGCGTTGACCCGGTCTTTGACAACGTGGGCGATGCAGATGCGCCGATCCGGGCCGATGCCCATCTTGACGCCAGCGGTCCGGGCCGCTCCAGGATCATCGGTTGCGGCCAAGTCCCAGCCGCGCACCCACAGGTAGCCCGCAGGCTCCGCTTGGATAACGCGGAAGTCTGACCGCTTGAACATGCCACCGCCGCGCGGTGCAGGGCGCTGTTGAAGCTGCCCGGCGGCGGCATAGATGCCCATCGTCTTTTCAAGGTCAGCCACTTGGTCCTCTGGGAACCGATCAGGAAACAGCAGTTCGCCTTCGATTGTTCGCGGGTCGGTATAGAACGACGTGGAGCATCGGCGATCGGCTTCAAACCGCATCGGCAGGCACAGGTGGGTGTAACCCAGCTCAATCGCCACGGCAGAAACGTCAGACTCATGCAATCGCTGCATGATGATCACAATCGCGGAATCTTCATTGTTCACACGGGACGGTAAGGCTTCCCTGAATGTCCCAACGCCCGTAGCAAGTTTCTGGACGCTGTTGGCATCCGCAACGCTGTGCGGATCGTCGATCAGAACCCTATCGCCGCGCGATCCGGTCATTCCTTCAAATGCCATGGCCTCCCTGAATCCGGTCTTGTCGTTTTCAAACCGCAGCTTGGCGTTGTTGTCCGCCATCAGGACCATCGGCCAACGTGTCTGATACCAGTCAGATTGTATCAGGCGGCGGCATTTCATTGCGTCCCGGACGGCCAAGTCCTGCTTGTGCGCCGTGCCAAGAAACCGCGTGTGCTGCTTGGCCTGCGCGCCCCATTCCCAAGCGGGCCAGATCACGCCGGTCAGCAGAGACTTCATGGTGCCGGGCGGCACGTTCATCAGCAGGCGGTTGATGTCGCCCCGCGTGACGGCTTCAAGGTGCGCACAGATGGCATCCAGTGCCCAGCCCCACTTGAGCGGCGTGGACGGCTCCAGGACGTGCCAGGCGCGCCGTGCGAAGTATGCCAGTGATCGGCGGCACAGCTCTTTTTCGGCGGCAATGATGTCAAGCGGTGTCAGTTGCATCGCCGAGCGCCACAATTTCCGCCAGGGCTTCAGGTGACAGGCGAGACACGTCAAGTGCGGGGGTAGGCGACATGCTTTTATCGCTGGACGTGTTATCAACCACACTTTTCTCTGTCCAACCGGCAACTCTACCCAACACGAATTTTGCAGCATCTAGGCTATTATCGGTCAAGCTGTCGACCAGCACTCGGACAGCGTCACCTTTCAGCCGTTCACGCCCGGTCATTATTTCGTATCGAAAATGCTTGCGCAGCGTGTCGTCATGCAAGTTCAGGCATCCTGCGATCTTTTCAATAGGTGTTCCTGCCATAACCGCGCGCTCAACAAAAGTGCGGTCAGTGTCGCTCGGCATGTAGAGTTTCCCCCTCGCCATCAATCCCACCCGCTCAGTCGCTGTTGAGGCTGATCAACTTTCACTTGGTCGACAATGTCAAAATCCTTAAACGCGCCATAGCTATCGGCAGACGGTTGTGCAAAATGATGATCTACAACCTGCTTGAGGTATCCACCGATCGGGCTTCCCTCGCTCAACTCATAAAACTCAATCCTCGCGTTCAAATTCAGGTTCATCGACGTGCGCACCGCAACGCTAAAATCCTCGTTTTCCAACAGAATAAATTTGGCGTGGAACCGCGCAAGCCTGACGCTATCCTGCCCAAACTTATCTAGCAGGCTGCGATAGTATTTTCCCTGACGTGCCGGAAAACTGCGGTCCACAAGCCAACGCATTGTCATAATATTTTTGTCGCCAAGCATATCAAACGCTTGTTTGATTTCGGCAGCAGCAGCGGTCCATGTCCCAATATCAATTCGACACGGACCGATTTCCATCGCTATGTGGCGCAGAATGTCGATCATGGAAAAGTCACCCTTGGTCAGCCCAAAAATATCACATCCTTTAGTGATAGGTCCTATACAACGGACTGCACTTTCGCCCCGCGTTCCGTGCCGAAACTCGCGCGTCACATTATCACGTCTGACACTTTCGGCATTAACATCAGGTCGAGGTCCAATCGGCATCATGACTTTTCCTTTATGGTCGCAAGCGCCAAGGTAACATGTTCCTGCGCTAATTCAATATCATCCTGCACGGCAACGGCTCGTTTGACTGGCAACCAGCCCGCGACGTATCGCAGGCCGGCCTTTTCAAGAATGCGCGCCTTGCGGGGTCGGGTGAGGCCCATACTAAGGGCCCCAAGTAGTCGGCAGAGATTGGGCGGCGATGGTCTCGGCCGACAGAGCCCTGTCATGGAATTGGGCTATCACATCGTGAGCTCGCATGGCTTCCTCAGATGCCTTCCACTTCACATAGGCGATGGATGCGGCCTCTGCTATTCGTGCAGCTTCTCTCATCGACGAACCGTAGCTGCATTCTACCGCACTGGTACGCATAGCATTACCCGCGACTGCGGCAATCTCCCTAGCGTGTCTAGCCTCCGCCCTGGCGAAATCCTTCGCGGCAATGGTGAAGGCATCCCATAGCGAGAATTCATTCACCATCCAAGGCAGGACCCTAATTTTCGCTATGTCTTCTTGGGTCCGCTGGTCCGCCGCGGCTAGGCTTGCTTGACGCTGGTCCGCGATACGTTTTTCGGCGTTGTGGATGATTGTGGTCTGGTTCATTTTGTTTCTCCCGTGGGCCGCGACCATCGCCTTCCTACAGGAATAAACTAACGTAACGCGTTATGCATTGCAAGCGTTATCCGCATCATGGCTTCACGCAATCCGTACACAACACCAAGGCTCCCTCATGTGGATGTTGAACCGAACAGTTCGGCATCGGCAGTCGGGTCGAGAACGCATTGCTTAACGTCAGCAGTTTCCCAAAAGTCTTGGGCTGTTTGTATTGTCGCGCCACGACTGAAAACATCAAGGACACCCTCATTATACGCCATCTCGACCAGCCTGCGCAGGCGTTCAATCTCGCAGGGCATGTAATCGCGGTTAAAGTCACACTTACTCAGGTCAAACTCTTTCCAAATCTGCGCAGGGTGATCCAAGTCAAAAGCTGAAATAAGCCAAGTAGGTTCTTCGTGCCAATCTGTTGTGCCGAAGCGAACCTGCCCCAACCTGACGCGCCTAACCCGTGTCTCGCCGCGCCAATTTGTGTAGCTTACGTTGATAATATCATTATCTTGATCAGTCATATGGGCCTCCTTAGATGTTTAGCTCGACTTTGATTTCTTCCAGCGTTTTGCCGCCCTTTTCGTAAAACTCAACGAGTGCGCGCAGGCGATCGATCTCTTGCTGCATCCCTATGACCTGGCAAGGAGTCCCGTCGTGCGTGTCGGCCATGTCTACTTGCCCATGATACCAGCCCATCATGTAGCCTTCGTGCTCCCTGATAGGGCATTGGGGGGATACGTCAGTGCATCGCTTAGGTGTCAGCATGTCAGATCCTATTGTGAACGCGCAGATTGAAGCTGCTTTTCGAGCGCGGCCAGCTTTGGCTGGTGCTCTGCGATGATCTCGTAACAGGCCAGAAGTCCGTCTTTCTTCTTGGCTATTTTCGCCTCAAGTTGGCGGATCAATTTGCTTGTGTTTGCCATTAGATACCCTTGGTCTTGTGCGAAGATACCCCTTGACATCCCGCGCATCACAGATTGGTCTCCTTTTTGCGACGTGTCGTAGTTTTCACGCCCTTGGCCGCGAATGCTACCATGCAGTTAGTAACGCGCTTGTCAGGGTCGATGCCAGCCATGCTGATTACGTCCCTACCGTTCCGCGAGTTTGCCCACAGTGCAAAGTTGTTCAGCGCCCGACCTTTGTGTTTTTTGGACTCCTTTGCGGCATGGCGAATTGTATCATTGATCGCGGTTATCGCTACAGCGGACCACATGGCCCTCATGCGTGTTGCCTGGTCTGCGTTATCGGTCATCACCAACCCCCCATCAGAATGGCCTGCACGCGCTCCATGTCCGGATCAGGCTCAAGCAGCAAGCGGACAGCCTCAGACAGCGCGTCACGCTGGTCTGCGACCTCAGACAGCGCGTCCCGCTCCGCTTCAAGCGCCGCATGGTCCTCTGCGTCAATTGATGTCACCCAGCACTCCCTCAACATGTCCAACTCATCCCAGACCCAATCCATCGTGGGCCAGCGCTCCCGATGCGCGTCTGTGTTGTCGTAGTTCAGGCGGGCAATAGCGGCCAGGCTGTCGAATCCGTTGCGGGGCATCTGCATTATGTTCCTCCGGTTGTGCAGTTTACGAAATCTAGCGGATCGTGCCAGTAACATCCGACACAGGTTCCTCTGTAGTCAGTAGACCCTTTTGAAACAGGGACATGAAACCCGAGTTGCGTCGCATCAAATCTGATGTTTGTGCTCTTGCATCGGTTGCAATGTGTTCTTTTAGCGTCGTTTACTGCCTTGGACAGCGGTTGAAATTCGTCACAGGTCTCCACGGGTTTGAAATTGTGCTTTCTCCCGTCCTTATGATCCATTTCCAAGTTGCTGCTTATCGCCAAAACGACGCAAGGTTTACCCTTGTGATAATCATAGACTTCGGCTGCAATGGTCCCATCAAAAGACAATTCAGCCCAGCCTGCGGTCGCCACAGAAATAATACTTCCTTGCGGCCCCTTTCGTTTCACCAGTTTGTATTTTTTTGCCAATGACCCATCGTCGCGCGCCCAGGCGCTGCCGTTGCCGAAAGAAGGGAGTCCGTGCAGATGAAATTCAGAAACATTCAACGGGTCACTGTGCCCATGCTTGTCTGGTTGAACTGTTTTTTCAAACCTGTCGGCGTGACTACCTGTCTTGAATGTTATATCCTTTGGGTTTTTATGCGCCATAACCGTATCCCTTCAAAGAGTCGAACATTATCTGCTGATCCAGAACGTCCACGCAGAAGTAACTAGAGCTGAACGTGATCTTGTTTTCGCTGTTGTCCTGGTTCATGAATTTCATCCGTTCT